ACACGCCGCCAACCGGGTCGTCCTTGGATCGTAATTGCATCACATCCAGCCTTCTTTGCATACCAGCGTACAGCAGGTGCAAAAGCAAGCTTGAGTTCCTCTAAGCTACCGCCAGCAAGCCAGCAGTTGTAAATCTTTTTCTGCGGGTAGACCCGAATCTCTGCAATAACCGCTGCCTCTAAACCAGGGAGGAAGATGGCCTCCCTCCTTAATACAGCAGCTTTTACATCATCTAACGAAAACAAGTTCCCTGCATGATCAAGCGCGGCCTGTAGCCACTGGCTACACCTATTCCACTCTTGATCAAAAGGTGTCATGCAGGCATCACCTTACTTGGTTTAACCGCAGGCGGCTGCTTCTCCGTTCCATGCCTGGCTTTACGTACACGCTCCATCATTTCGTACAACGCTTCTGCCCCAGCATCAGATGAACCATTACCAAGATCTGATACCACATCAGCAGGTATCACAAACTCATTGCGTGCCAGACGTGCTGGTTGATGCTCACCGGTAGATCCACCATCAATAAATGCATGGATGTCATCAGACATACCGTCGCCAGCCCCTTTGAGATAGCGACCGGCTGCCATCATAAGATCGTCCATGGATCCGCCTGTAGCGCCAGCCACCGTACCAGTACCACTCGCCGCTGTGTCAGTTCCTGCGCCGCCTGTCGTTGTATCAGATCCAAACTGGATACTAGGCTGCGTACCAAGCGTTTGATACAGGCGCTCTAAACCTTGTGAGTACCCTTGCTGCCCAGCCATGATCTCTTCTTGCGTTGGGCCGTATCGTTTCGCAGCTTCCGTAGGATTGAACTGGAAAGGATTGGGGTTAAAGAACAATGGCAACCCAACCATGGGCTGGTAGATGTTTTGCCCAGATGCAGACTTCTGTGGAGCTGGCTGAGGTGGAAGCATGGGCGCAGTAAGAGCGCGGTTATATACCGGGGCTTCTCTATAGACGGGCATCTTCACTGCCGGCGGCTTGTTTCTAAGCGCAGAAACAAGAGATGCTATGCCAAAACCAAGTGTCGCCAACGCCTTGTCGCCACCCGTTGCGTTGCCAGACAAGAATCTGGTGAGGATATTATCGCCACCAAATATGGATGACCAGTTAGTACCACCGCCTGACGTGGTTCCTATATCCAAACCACCGTAATCCGTGCTACCAGTACCGTACGGATCGCTTGTGTTTTCTAGGTCGTAGTCGCTGTAGATATCATCCGCCATGATTTACTCCGGTACTGATGAAACAAAGGCCATAGTCGCTATCACTGATGGCGTCGCCGGCCTTGTTGGTGATGACGCTGCATTAATTTGCTCAATGTAAACGTTCGTATTGTCGGTACACCAATAAAGCTCCACATAATCACCCGATTGCATGGTAAGAAAAAGATTTAACGCAGCAATTGTGTGGCCATCAACCCCGCCATGTCTATTTGGCACGGAGAAGCGAGAATTGGAATTCGACAGGTTAGAGCCATTTATAGCCGCCCATACATCCACATCATGTATCTGTGTGTCTGTATTTGCAAACTGAATACTAAATTGCAAATTGTAGACACCGGGATACGTGACAGTCATCTGAGAGCTATTAGCAAGGTAAACGCTGTCTGCCACATCCGTTACATCATACGTAATCGCATACGCATCAGTCGCACTACTAGCAGTCTGATCAGAGTCGCTTGACCATGCACCAAACGGATTGCTCATAAACCTGCCGCCATCAGGCCCCAACAAGAACTGTGTCGCATTGCTTAGTCTATTGAAGTAAAGACGCAATACGTTATTTAATTGTTCTTGATACTCAGGGTTCCACTCCCTTGGTGCGTACGGAAGGTTTGGAGGCTGAGGGCTATCTAAGTAATTCATGCACCCCTTCCTGTAGCCCGTCCGTCCCCACGAATGTCAATGCGCGGCGACCCAAGCTGCCAGGCGCAACCTAAGTCATTTGACTCGACTTTGAAGATCATCTGCCGCCCACGGACTCTTACGTAAACCTGACCCGTAAATTGCTCTATGGTTGTCGTAGAAGTTCTTGCCACAGTTGCTGAGCTTGATCCGCCAAGAGACTGAGGACTGTTATACCCAGAGCCTGAGTTCATCATGGGTATCAACGTCATGGTTACTTGCGGATTGGTATTAAATGCACTTGTGCCATTAAAGGTGATATCCGGCAGGATGCGATACACAAAACCAAGATTATGTCCGTCTTGAATATCAAACTCGGCTGATTCTATGTACGCATTTATAGCCTGCGGTACACCGCTGACATTATCGTCGTTGCCAAATTCATGGTTAACAAGGTTGTTGCTATACGTAGCCGCCTGCGGGTAATCACGAAGACCTGCGTCAAACCATGCAGTCCTTGCCATATTCCCGTAGTACCAGATATTTTCAATGTAGTTGTACACCACATATCGGTCTATTGTCTGCGATGACTGCGACGCATAGAACCACCACACCTCATTGAATCCCTCAATGGTTCCTGAAAAGTAAGCCAAGTATTGCGTGGGATTTATATCTTGGAATACATATTTACGCAGGTCGCACGAAAGCGTTTGGACCCTACCATCGTATTTGTAAAACTTATCAACCCCCATCCAGTACACGATTCCTGAAGCAACCGATGGTGAGTTAGGCCCTACGATGGAAATGTTGTCACCCAGTAATTGAGCCCCCCAGACTAGAGGCGCCCCAAGGTATTGAAGCGAATACAGCGACGTATCTGTCCATACCAATATCTCTTGACGTGTTTGCACCGCGGCAATAATGGTAGAGCCATGGGATAGCCTTAAGGATCCAGCTTGGTTAGCCGCCGATGGAAGCCAGTCAGTAACCGACTCTTGATCAGCCCACCGTATAAGCATAGGGTCTTGTACGTTTGAACCAACATCGTTTGCCCCAAAGCAAAATACAAATCTGTATATATCCGATACAAACACCAAGTTCTGAACCACCGGCGGATCTGTTGCCCCAGGTAGCGTCTCAATACTGACACCTCTTGTGCCAAGGCCATTCGTCGCATCCCAGTAGTACACACCACCGCCACGCGGGCCAAAGACAAGATCTTCGCCAAAGTTCATGGCTGACCACAGACGCAGCGCATCAGGAATAAAGGTCCCCACGCCACCCCATTTGCCAGAGCCCCATGCGCCAGCACCCCAGCCCACTTGTGCCACCTGATCTTCTGGGCCGATAGTAATTTGATACGTGGCTCGAACAGCAGACCCACCACCAGTGGTAGTTGATGAGGCGGCTGTGCTTGTAGTTACCGTAAAACTATTAGCGTCTATGACGGTTATGGAGAACTCAGCGTTCATGTCCAGACCGGCAACCGTCGTGGCGCCCGAGAATGTCACATAGTCACCCGACTGGCCACCATGATCTGTAGCAGTAACGGTTACTACATTGCTTCCATTAGTCGTTGCAAATGGGTCAGTGCCAAGTAACCTGCCGTTAATAAAGTACTGTGCAGTTACAGTGCCGCCAGCCCCAGACACCGTGGACGTTGCTACCGTGGTTACAGTAATAACGTACGTATTAGCATCTGTTATAGACGTAATGGTGTGTCGCGTATTGATCTCAGCAGCAGGTATGCCACCTACCGCGGAGGAGCCTGTAAAGTAGACAAGCGAACCAGCTTGAGCCCCATGCGCCGTATCGCTCACCGAAATAGTGTTTTGCCCGTTGGTTGTAGAGAACGGGTTTGTTAGCGTCGTCGTGTAACTGTATCGCCTGATAGGCGTAATGTCGTTATACGCACCACCACTCTCAATGTAATACTTGGCGCTTGTACCAACGCCCATAAGGTTGTTGGCAGTTAATGTCACCCAGTTCCAAAGAGACCTGCAAACACCTAGGAACGTGTTTGAAGAAATCCTAGCCCACCCGCCAATCTTCTCAGGCGTGCCCTGACGAAATCTGACCTTATCAGAGACGTACCACCCGTTCTCGTTTGTATAACGTGTGTTCTCTCGGTTGACGCCAGGCTTGTAGAGGATCTTGGATAATGGCACGGCTCACCTCATTAGGGCAGCTTCAGCAGCGCGACGACGGGTAAGCCCAGGTAACACTCGACCAGCGGCTTTATTCCACAACATGCACTGATCGGCTGCA